CCCCCCTAGTCAAGGGGGGGGTGTGCCACTTATTAACTGTCACAGATCGAACAGATTTACACCGTGGTCTGAGTTACAAAATGAAAAGTTGTCCATAGAATCAAATTGGTCTGTCTTAGTGATAATCAAATCCATAAGAGAAGTGTTCAAGAACGGGTAAATGTCGTTGTAAACAACTTCTGCGTCAAGTCCTACAAGACGTGAATATTCTGCATTCTTGTCAGGGTTACTAGCAATTTCTGCTAGACAATTCTTGAACGTAGTTTCATTGGGAGCGAGGTAGTAAGTGTTAGCAACAGAGTCAACAATATTGCCGACCATTTCAATCAAGTTTTTAATCGCTTTCTTTTCAGGATCAATCTCTGCCTTGTTCTTTTCTGTCTCTTTGATATATGTAATGGCATCGTCAATAATGCCCCTTTTCTTCATATCGGTGTTCTTATTACTCTTGACAACCTCAAGAATATCAAGTAAATGTACACAAGATACAAGATTTTTGATATCGATAGTTGCCTTACACATATTCTTCAGATTCGTCTCGGAGGTAACATATTCAAGGAAATCTGTCTCGGTCAATGACAGCATATCGCCATTATTAGACTTCTTAAAGAAATCCATTAGACCATACACACGCCTCACTGCTGCCTCACTATTTGTAGGGTCACTATCAATAGCAGATGAAATAAGGTCAGTTTCAAATAGACTGGTTCGGTTAACATTGAATCCGAAGTTGACAACTAGACCATGTGTTTTATCACAACCGGGAGTAAAACAACGTGACGCCTGTTGTATAGCAGTACCGACAGAACCACCGTCTTTACAGTTAATGACTGCGATAATATTAGGAACAGAGAATGAACGTGCCCCCATAGAACAAGATACGATAACTGTTCTATCTTTACCGCCATTCTTGATAATATCCTTTACTGCTTTCTCTGCAGTTCTGTTAGTGTAATCGTCACCATGTAGGGCAATCCAGTTAGATTCAGGGTCGATAGATTTACCAACCTTGACAAAGTTATTGACGTTCGTTTTACCATTAGAAGGAGGAAGAAAAACCATAACTGCAGGATGTTCAATAGAACCATACTGCGTGGTATACATACCAAACACGTCTGCCCCAAATTCTCTATCTGCGAGAACTTTCTTGATAACTTGACGCAGAAGATGGGAGTTACGCATGTTGAAAATCTTGACCATATTGGGTCTAGATTCTGCTGTCAAGTCGTTAAGTTCTTCTACAAGTTCTTCATTAGCGTCAAGATTAAGAACACCAACGTCTACAATCTCAGACAATTCTTCAGCATACTGACCTTTCTTACCTTCAATCAAGTCAAGGTAAGATACAGTAATAGGTTCTTCAATCTGACCAACAGAACCAATCATAGCGCGATCAATGTTGGTTCCAGTAGCAACACAAACAAGGTTGATACCAGAGTCAATGAACCGGGAAGCAGTTTCCCTTTTAGGAGTAGTCCAAGCGCCGAAGTCTGCCTCGTCAATATAAATCAGTTTCTTGTATACTGCCAGCGCAGCAGTCAACCTAGGATCAATATCTTCTGCGTCTTTGTGTAATGATACGTCAATCAATACACGCTGACCCTTATCAATTGCTGCCTTGAATGCGTCGTAGTCAGGTTTAATAACTGCTACGTCTGAAACAATATCCCACTTTTGGTCTACGGTATCAATGAAAGACTGATTTGCTGCCAACCAATGAGCAGCAACTACCATAACTTCAAGACCAGATTGTTTGAACAGAGACAATCCTTGAAGGGTTTTACCAAACCTAGCGCAGAGATTCAAGGGTTGAATGATAGTATGGGTATTCTTCCAACGCTTCAGAATTTGCTGATTGACCATTGCTTGATGTGGTCTAGCAGTATAGAATTGGTTGACACGACGAATACCATTGATATGATATTCAATAGATTCTTCAACCAGATTCTGCAAATATGCTGCTGGATTATCAATTGAAGAATCTACACGAAAGATTTCGTCTGAACGAATGCCTTCTTCTGCTTTAGTTGAATAGACAAATTCATTCTTCAGAATATCAACGTGAGTTGGTTCGTCCCTATGTGTGCCAACCTCATAAAATTCTACCTTAGTAGGAACATAGGGGAGTTTACCGCGATAATCGCTATCCTGCCAACGGTCAAGAGGTGAACGCCCGTTGTTAGTCATTCCAACGTGAAACTTGTAAGGGTTGTCAGTTCCCCCAATGTAAAGGATGTTACCAGCGATCATGGGTGTCTCTCGATTACCTTGTAATTATAGCATGCGACAGGCACGATTCAACCATCCTAGGACCGAACCGTGTGCCACTTCTTCAACTGGCACACTCTCTTTCTCATTTAGATAAAGATCGTATAGAACTGATTCACTCTCTCGTGCTTCAATTTCATGTGGTTGGTTCACATAGTCGTAGTTTTCCACTGGTTCTTTACAATAACACATTTTTCCATGTTTAAAAGTGAGAGAACCGTCTACCCACTGGGAGAGATGGGTCAATTCATGAAAAAGTATTTTTGTATATGTTTCCTGATTCATGTGACTCTGAAGTTCAATCACAAAGTGTCGTGGTTTAGAGTTATTATCAACAAAATCACAATACCCATAGACACCCTCACGCTTCAATCCACGATGTTCAATGTCTACAGCAATTTTGTGACGTGGGTAATACTTATTCAGAAACCAAGAGGTAATATCCTCACAGAGTTTCTTAGAATAACCGTATCCAGAATGATAGATGCTAGACATGTTCCCCAATGAAGAAACCAGATGAATGATGATACAAATAGAAGTTTTTCTTTACTGGTCATTAGTTATTGCATATGCAAAATGTTCAACAATAGTATCACATACGAGATTGATAATCTCATCAGACACGTCATTCATTCGCAAAATATCTGCAACATCCGCATCAATTGTGGCGCTAAGTTGTTCAATTGTGATACTTGACATGACTGATTGTGACCTAAAATCAGTATAGCATAAAAAAAGAGGGGTCGTAACCCCTCCTGTGACACTTTGAAATGCGATCTACTAGACTTTATAGTCTCCAAGATTCTCAACATAAACATCATTCACCTGTTCATTTCCTTGAAGTTGGAGTAACTTTTCCCACTCCCATCTTGAAGGAGGTTCACTTGCTGAATTATCAATCATCACGTCTAAAGTGAGACGATAACGTGTGAGTTTCTTAGAGAGTGTTCGTGTCATGAGAAAGTCCGTGGTAGTGTTTTGATTCTAGTCTGGTTGTTTAGATTTGTCAAGGTTACCGGACTGTCTTTCAAGTTCGTATTTTACCTTGAACAAATGTTGCTTAAGATATTTCTTGTAGTCAAAATATTCACTAATAAGTAACAGGTTCTCAACTTGTTGCTGTGCTAGAAGAAGTTGATTAATTCTCTTCTCCCTCTCACTGTATGTAGCGGTTCTAGCAAAGTTCTGTATCATTAGAACTCTTTTAGTAGTTTTAATGTCTCGATGTCAATACTTTCAACGATACCTTCTTGTTCCCATTCTTCTACCATTTGCATGAAATCCGTGCTGTCAATGTTACGGTATGGGGGATTGCCAATAATAGTTTCAATCATTAGTCAATAAACTCTCTGAATTGGTTTGCGATTTGGTTAAGTTGTTGCTTGTCTTTGTTGGAGATGAACTCAGAAGGATTCTCTGCACTGATAATCAATGCACAGACATCTGCCCACGAAAGTTGAACATCTTTGCCTGAAAGGTCATCATGTAGTGTAAAACTATTCACAGAATTCAAGTAGATAATATGGAAGAGACATTCCGAGTTGAGTAGACTCAACGACTACACGTTCAATGAACTTGTCGAAATCCTCAGACAATTGGTCGTCCCGATAGTAATCAGGGACGCCAACTGTAATCTCAGTGTTTAGCATTGCAGATAACCGGAAGGAATAGAAACAGTCTCAGGATCTTTGTCTTCAAATGAATTCATATCAATGCAAACCCAAGTATATTCACCAGCAACCTTGCGGTAAACATAGTGATACTCTTCTCCACACTCTTTGTTAGCATATGATGCTAGAGTAGGGTCAAGTCTAGGAGGACAATTTTCACCACGTTCAGAATAGTATTGAGGACCGTATTCTGATTTCTTCTCAATCTTACCATCAGAATTGCGGAATGAATCATCAGTCCAGCAGACCGACATATCACCACCATCAATCAATTCTGCTACTTTCTCCTTCGTATTGTAGTGCGACTCAAGTGCCCTACCCAACCAAGAAGGATAACTGTCGAAATGATGGTAACAAGAAAGAATAGAGTCATCGCTTAGTTGGAGTCCGATTCTGCCGCGTGTGCCCATTGTGAGAGAGTTTAGAGTGAGTGTGGTGGGTGTCCCCTCCACTCCTTTAATATACACGAAAAAGGGAGGTCTGAAACCTCCCTTGTGCCACTACGTCAACTGTCCACTCGCCTGTTCTTTATATACTTCAAATCACTCCAAAAACAATTATGACATACTACTAAGATATGAATCTTCTTATGCCTTTCTTCTTTTGTATATTCACAGTTAGGTTTATCCTTTACACCAGTCTCAATTGTGATATAATCATTATCAACAAAATAAACCCAACCCTCATCAATATGTCCCGTTGATCTTTCCCACCTTACGTAGTCATCAATTTTTGGAGTATAAGGCATGTTCTAAAGGATTGAGGTTTAGTTGCATTGAAGTGAAAGGAGATGTGTCCTTAATGTTCACTACCTTTCCAGGTTTCTTTGCATTGATTGGGGCAAAATACTGCCGCTTCTTTGCATTGAAGAATCCCCAGATAGTACGTACAGGATCACTACTATAGACATAATCTTTATGGTGATGTAACCAAATTGCGTAAACATTGGTTTTGAATTCCTTAACCTTGTAAGAGTAATTGTCTGGGGATTGATGTGGAAAATCAGCAGGGAGTTCAAGCATCAGGAACCGCTTTAATATGGTTTGGATTGTAACCTTCTGCTAGAAGTGATTCTATGCGGTCGGTACACTGTTCTTTAGTAAGTTTCACACAGTTTAATTCTTCAATGTTATTCCACCCTGTTGTTTCAAGGATAATGATTTTCCATAGTTTAGTATCAGTCATTAGTTTGTATTGGTAAGAACATTGACGCCCATAATACGTGCGTTAGGGTGTTGAGCAAGTGCTACTTCTTTTGCTTCTTTGTAGTCCTTAGCAAGACATTTGACGCTAAAAACCTTACCGGACACATAGCATTTTACATCGTATTGCATGGAACTTGCTCCAATTTGTACATACTATTATAGCATAGTTTTAGAGAGGTGCAATCAACGACGGACTTCACTGATTGCTGGTTGACCTTTCTTAAACACCGTATCAACGACCGCTTGCACACTTTTGGCGGTGCTGATACCTACACGGTCAAAACACGGCACCACGACGAGCCCAAACGTCTTAGAATCGCCTCCCAATCTGATAACCCTGCCGATACTCTGAGAGATTCCAATGTAATCCATGTTCCGCATGAATAATACTGCTTCAAGACCCTTGACATTGATACCCTCAGACAGGATAGAGTGGTGCATTACAACGAACTTACGATGTTCTTCTGTGCCCCACTGATTAAGAGTCTTGAAGAATACTTCACGAGATACTTTCTTGCCGTCAATGATAGCACCAGTCTTGCTAGTGATAAACATCCAGTGATAACCACGTTCGTGCAACTGAGCACAGAAATCAGATTGAGTAACAAGACGGACAATCTGTTTTGTGGAACGTGCAGCAATCAGAATCTTGCCGATCTCGTTATCATCAATGGTGTCCAACAGATTTTTAGAATCAGATTGCTTAAAGTCACCTTGTGGGAGTTGCTGAACAACAACCTTAGGGGGTAGGATGTAACCTTCCTTGACTAGTTGTGGTGCAGGAACGTTGCAAATGACCTGACCATAAACCTCAGGATCATTCATTCCTGGTTTGAATACAGTCAGCGAATGTTTTGGAGTTGCTGTGAAGAAATAGCAACGATCAGCATCATTAGAAAAGAATTCAGTAGGAGGGAAAAAGTTACGCTGAACGCTGTTGTGTGCCTCATCAAAGTAAATTGTATTCACTTCAATGTCTGCCTCTTGAATACGATGCAGCGAGTGATATGTGGTGAAGATAATAACATTCTCACCAGCAGTTCTTGCAGTGTTGTTGAACAATGCAATCTGTTCTGGTTTGGTACTACTGAAATACTCAATCTCACCGCTGTGAACATGCATCACATGAGTGTGAGTGGTATCAATAATATCAAGAAATTCTTTGCAGAGTTGTTCTGCAAGAAGAATACGAGGGGCAACAACAACAATAGTAGAACCATTATCGATATACTTTTGATTATCAACAATGTCTTGAATCATGCAGATGGTTTTTCCACCACCTGTCGGAATTATTACTTGACCTTTATCATACGCCAGCATAGCGGTCAATGCTTTGCGCTGATGGGGGCGAAGGGTGACGGTCATGCTCTCCTGTCTGGTATGAATAAATTATAGCATAAAAAATGAGGGTGCAACCACCCCCTGACCACTTCTCAAAGTGTCACACTCAATTAGGATACTCATTCATGTTTTCCCAAAATTCATTCCAATCTCTTGAAGTTGCATTCGTAATTTCATCTTTAGATTTATAAGGTACAAGACCTTTTAGTCTCGCAATTGTGTCTGCTGCTTTACTTGCCTTATCCAAATGATAGTCAATATTTATTTCACAAGCATCGATAATTGACCGTGCAATCTCTTCAGGATTGCAGTCATCTTGATCAATAACTTCTCCCAAAACATCTCTCAGGTTCTTGAGACTGAACTCTTTGTAATCAAAGTTGCCCACGTTTGTCTTGGCGTATTGCTTCCTCTACTATACACTTTAATTGCTCTGGTGTCAAGCGATTCAACCACTTCCATTGTGGGTCTTCTTTGTCCCACTCTAAGACGTATTGCCCATCGTCCTGTTGTTTTACTTTTAGACTATCCATAATCACTCCAGTTTAATATAAGGGGCAGAGAAACTTGCTTGGGAACTTGCATACGAGTACAAGTCTTTTACGACTTCATCCTGTATCTGTGGATTGGCATTCTTCATTGTCAATAACAATATCAATACCAAATACTTAGAGTAACGATACTTATTTGATTTAAGTTTAATTGTCTGTGCTGTTGCATCTACGTCACTAATTAAACCATATGCTTTCATCATAGTGGCAATCTGCTTGCAATGTACATCACTATTTGCCTCTGCGAGTCTAGCAGATTCTTTTGAAGTTGGCAACTGTTGTAGACCATGACGCTTGAGAATGTAGTTAATAGGACCGAGAGATACTTTACCCTGATTTGCAGATGCTCCCTTAATTTCACCCTGCCAACCAGTTAATGATGTCTCACCACCAAAACTTCTAAACTGAATCTTTTCTGTCGTTGCAGTTCCCCACTGAATGTAACCATCCATGGAGTCAAACTTTGTAGTTGTACCCTTGAAACTTGCTGATATAATCTTAACATCACCGGGGAAATTCTTCTCAGTAATTCTACCTGTGTTGCTTGTAATCTTCTTCAGTGATACACCAATCACCCTATTTGTTTTAACTAACTCAAGCATCTTAGCATTTAATCCTTTCAAGGTCTTTTCTGCTGCTATTTGTTGCACAGCACCCTGATCAGATATCATGTAGATATCAGCAGGACTCCACTTGTTAAGGTTACCAAATGCTTTCTCTTCACGGTTGATTGCTGTAAATGCACCCTCAATTATATTGACTAATTGTGATCCACGATGGAATGTAAATTTACCTTTATTATTATATTTCTGATACAAAGCATTTGCACCAGCAATAGATGAGTTCACCCAGTCATCAGGAAGACTGTTAATCATCTTACCAAAGTCTTCATCAGTGATTGCAGTTCCTACAGCACGTTGAAAGTTATCCTTAGATATATCCTTGTTAGTTATCTTTCTCTTCAGCACATTAAAGGCAAGGGCAGCATACAATGCCTGTGAAGATTCAGCAAGTTTAGTTAATGCAGCACCTGCACCAGATCCACCACCAGCACCCTTTTTGTAGATAAGTTTGATGATTGAATTGGATTTCTTTAGTTCTATCTTAGTTACAGGGAATGACGACTCACTCTTATCAATCTCATTCTTAAATGGAACTCTAAATCTATTCAGTCCTTTAGATATTGCATCCTGTGCCTCTGCTCTCTGCCCAGAAACCACACGAATTTTATCAACTTTCGGTCCTGCCTTGACAACCTTAGTTTCATACCCAGAAAGAACCTGGTTAACTGCTAGAAGGATGTCAGAGTCAGTCATTTGATTTTTTCTTCTTAAGCATCTTCTTGATCAGTTTAGCATACATCACTTCTTCCTGGGTATAGTATTCTGGATGTTTCTTGTATTTCTTTATAATTTTCTTTGCTGCCTTCTTGTCAGACAATTCCACGACTGTAACCTTTACACAAACCTTTTCACTATTTATATCTGGGATTCAATATATTGATATGTTTATCAAATTGTATCGTTTTATACTTCATTGAAGGGCACAGCATATCCTCTCTCTTTTTACTGACTGATTTCTTCTTGACTGGTTTCTTTTCAACTACAGTCTTCTTCTCACTAACAATCTTATGTCCACGTTTACATGACTTCTTATAATCCTTTGGTCTAAGTTTATATCTAGCAATCTCTCTATCCATGTGTTCTTGACACTCGAACCACGCAGTCCTTTCTTTAAGTTCTAAACGATAAGGAAAAGATTCATACGGAAATAGATTCTTCTTTGCTTTAGTAGGCATCAATCAATTACTTGAAAATGAACAGAGTTAAATTTACCAATGATACCCTTAAGTTGAACTTTGGTATGTTGTCGATGTACCTTCACATCAGCAATCTCGTAGATACGATCAAGTATTAGCATGTATGGGTTATCATTATTACCCCATGCTATTTGTTCCTTAGTACATCCTAAGTATCTTACGTTATCACCTACACTAATATGTTCCATTGGTTTTCATTTTTTATGTGAGAATGGTTTTAGATACATTACACTTTCTCCTGGTCTTGTTGTTAACATAGCGTCTCTTCCTTGTAGTTCCCATCTTAAAGAACTTTGACGCCATTTCCATATCAATGAAATCTTTCTGCCTCCTGTAGTTGCAGAACATTTCGTAAATTTTATGAGAAGATTGATGAGCGATAGGGACATGTTTAATCCAATGCTTACAGATTTCTTCAGTGTGTATCAGATTTTTTTAAACTCCAAGAACCATCCTGGTTATCAATCCATAATAGCACATCTCCTTCCTTCCAACCAGTTTCTTTAATAAGTTCGTCGGGAAATGTAAGTATACCATCATCATCGATGGTGAGTGTTGTTTTCATAATGTTAAAATGTTTGGTGGCACTGTCTGAGTGCTCTTCCAGAAAATTCTTGTAGCAGGATAATGTAAAGAGATATACACTGCTGTTATTATTTATAACAATGTATTGATATGGGGTGCAATGTGACCCATAATACTACTCTATATGCGTCTACAATGCCTCTCTAAACTGCATCAAGTAAAGACACAAGTATTCCAGTTAAACGGTTAGTACTGACGCTCATCTGGCGATATCCAGTTCCAACATATAGTTGTCCTAAAACCACAGATGTAGTCGCAATTCCCCAGAAAATGTAATAGAATCTTGACTTAACTTGTGCCCTTAGTTTACTTTTTGATTTGGTCATTAGTCTCTAAACTACCACAGTTGCATTCTACTGCATTAGAGGTTTATCTGTCAAGAGTTATTAAATCTGGTTTCTAATACCATACGATACATTGCATCTCTCAAATACCACAGATGTTCTTGCTCTTCGTATGGTCGTGCAGGTGCTCCGGGCCAATACTTTATAGTTTCTAGGATACAGTGGTGCAGCAGATTAACATCACTTGCTGTTAATTCCACCATATAACTTTCTTCGTTCATGGATTGTTGGGGTTTATTCCTAATTGGGTAAGGTACTCTATCCACCAGTCAGGATTCCTGCAAGATTTCCAGTTTGGAACAGGTTTTCCTAGTTCGATTGTATAATATTTATACA